CCGCAGTTAAACCTGGTCTTGCAAATGCTGAACGTATTGAACAATCTACCATGTTTGTATTTGCAGATGGACGGGTGTACACATACAACGATGAAATCGCAGTATCACGGTCAACTGACTTAAAGATACAATGCGCTATTCCAGCGCAGGAAATGTATCAATTTTTAAGTAAAGTCAATCAAGAGACGTTAGATATGACTTTGCAAGAAGGTGAGCTTATAATCGAAGGAAAGCGTATCAAAACAGGGATAAAAATACAAGAAGAACTTCCATTGCTTGAAATGATTGAAGAAATGGATATTCCTGATAACTGGATTGACTTGCCTAATCACTTTCTCCCTGCAATCAAACTCTGTATGTTCTCCGCAAGCATTAATGACCGTAGTCGTCCTGCTCTCACTTGTATTCACTTAAAAGGACAGATGATTGAATCGTGTGATGGATTCCGCTTGACTCGGTATATGCTTGGCAATGAGTATGAAAAACTGTTCCCACATTCTATTCTTATTCCTGCGTATGCTATTAAAGATTTATTGTCTGTCTCTATTACAAGTTATTCATTAGGTGAGAACTGGATTCATTTTGGAACGGATGATGACACGGTATATTCTTGTCGATTGTATAAAGGTAATTTTCCTGAATTAGAATCATTGATTGAATGTAATGGTCCTGAAATACAGTTCCCGATGGAAGCGGTTGAGATGATTGACAGAGCGACTGTGTTCTCTAAGAGTGACTTTCAAAATGATGAGTTTATTACGGTATCACTGAATGATAACTGGATTATTATGTCAGGGAAAGGTGATAAGGGATGGATTGAGGAAAAGATGAGAGTAAAGTACAAAGACGACCCAATCACATTCAGAATCCGTCCTAAAGTGTTACGGGATATATTAGGGATGCTCAATAAAACTATCATTTGTCCTAATAAGATGAAATTTGTCGGAGAAGATTTTATTCATGTTGTGCATCTGTCAAAAGGAGAATGAGATGAGTGGATTCTTTGATGCAGGGAAATTTAGAGTAAAAGAATCAGAAACCATCGAAGCACAACGCAATCTCCGTGTTCCTGCTTGTGGTGCTTGTAAACTGCATAAACATTGCAAATCACCCAAGATAGGACCTCAAGGCGAGTTTGAGAAAAAGATTATGGTTGTTACTGCGGCTCCTGGTGCTACAGATGATAAAACAGGAGAGTTATTAAAAGGCGATGTGGGGAGTATAATACGTCTTGAACTACGTAAAAGAGGAATTGATTTAGAGAAGGACTGTATTAAAATCGCCGCAGTCAATTGTCGTCCTGAAGATGATGAAGTGGAAGATTCTCATATTGCCTATTGTCGCCCGATATTATGGAATGCGATTAAAAAGTATAAACCACGTTCCATATTATTACTGGGTGATGTTGCATTAAAATCGTTTTTAGGACATAGATGGAAGAAAGAGATAGGGACAATCAGTAAGTGGAGAGGATGGGTTATTCCTGACCAAGAAACACAAGCATGGGTTGTTCCTGTATTTCATCCTGTCTATATTGAGTACAATAAGGATTCCGCTGCTCCTAAACTTTTTAATAAAGACCTTGATACATTCAAACGTCAATTAATCCGTATTGATGAACGTTATGATTTTCCTGTGCATGATCCAAAAGAAAAAGTTAGATTACTTTACAAAGCAACAGATATTATACAGGAAATACAATCACTCATCAAATCAGAACCATCGTATGCAGCATTTGATTATGAAACTACAGGACTAAAACCTCACAAAGAAGGACACAAAATTGTCAGCTGTTCCATTGCTTGGAGACCTGATAGTGAAGGATATGATCAAGGTCGTTTTGAAGATTTAGATTGTATTGTGTTTCCCGTCAATGATGACCCAGATATTAAAAACGCATTACGTAAGTTCCTCAAATCTCCTATCAAAAAGATTGCATCGAATATAAAATTTGAGGAAGCGTGGTCAAGGACAATTCTCAATACAGCAGTGAATAACTGGCATTGGGATACGATGATTGCTGCTCATTTCTTAGACTGTAGAGAAGGAATAACAAGTATCAAATTCCAATATTACGTGAAATACGGAGTTGTTGATTATGATTCCCATATTGAATATTATTTACAGTCAGATGGTAGTTCTGCTAATGATTTTAATCGCATCTATCAAATACCGATAGATGATTTGTTATTATATAATGGAATTGATTCAGTAGCGGAATTGTTTGTAGCAGAAGACCAAATGACTGAGGTGTATCATTATGGAACGGAGACCTGAAACAGAATACTTTGCAGGGTTTGAACTCGACCCATTCTTCTTTGATGGACCTACTTTGAATCTGTCTTACTTACTTGGGAAACGCCCTCCTGTAAGAGGACGTAAGGGAATGGGTGATGCTTATATTTATCAGCAACAACGTGGAACACTTGTTGAACTCTATAAGTGGGATGAGGAGTGTAGAGAATGGAAAAGATTGAATACGTAGCCTTATATGGATATGAGTTACTCCATGAAGGAATTCTTGCATTAGCAGATATTGAACAGAACGGTATTTGTATTGATGTGGATTACTGTAAAACGCAATATGCTCATATTGAGAGAAAGGAGAACTATTTAAGAAACAAACTCTTACAAACAGAACAGTATCAATGGTGTCAGAAGAAATACGGAAGCAAGTTCAACATGAACTCAGATGACCAGTTACGGGATATTCTGTATAAATACATGAATCTTCCTATAAAGAATAAAACAAAATCAGGAAATGGCGCTGTGTCAGAAGAGGCTCTTGATGCTCTCAATGTTCCTTTTGCAAAGGATTTAGTACAGTTAAGAAGGTATGAGAAAGCAAGAAATACGTATCTGAAAAATATTATTGATGAATCCGTTGAAGGCCTTCTACATCCTTTCTTCAATCTGCACACAACAACAACTTTCAGAAGCAGCTCACATTCTCCGAACTTTCAAAATATCCCCATCCGTCAACCCGAAATCAAGAAAATGATTCGACGTGCTTTTATTCCACGTCAAAATCATTTACTTGTTGAATTGGATTATTCAGGCATTGAGGTGCGAGGTGCTTATTGTTATCACAAGGATCCCAACATGTACGATGAAATCACGAATCCTAAACGTGATATGCACAGAGACATGGGAATGGAATGTTACATGGTTGAATTACAAGATATGACTCGGGAATTACGACAACGTGGTAAAAACTCATTTGTTTTTCCTGAGTTTTATGGAAGTTATTACGCACAAGTAGCAAAGGATATGTGGTTCTTTATTGAAAGTGAACATCTTGAAACAGCACGTGGTGTTCCTCTATTTGAACACTTAGCAAAAAAAGGAATCAAAACGTATGAGCAATTTGAAAACCATATCAAGAAAGTAGAAGATAGATTCTGGAATCAACGATTTCCTGTATATAATAAATGGCGTCAAGACTGGTATAAGAAATATTTAGAGAGAGGATGGTTTGACACACTTACAGGATTCAGACTAGAAGGAGACTTTTCACGGAACGATGTGATTAATTATCCTGTGCAAGGTTCTTCATTTCATTGTCTGTTATGGTCTGTTATTCATGTGAATAAAGAATTAAAAGCAAGGAAAATGGATTCACATATAGTAGGACAGATACATGATTCTATGATTCTTGATGTACATCCTGATGAATTTAATAAGGTGATGTTTATTGTACATCGGATAATGACTCAGCAGATACGCAAAGTTTGGGACTGGATCATTATTCCACTTGAAGTAGAAGCAGATGTGTCTCCTGTAAATGGAAGTTGGTATGAGAAAAAGGAAGTAAAAAAACATCAATGTGTATGTGGATGTCAGTGGATGTATGAATCCAAATTACAAGATGCAAAAGGAAAAGAATACGAATGTCCACTATGTGGAGAAAAATATGAAGAACTGGAGGATGAATAAAGAGGGTTAATCATGTGGTGTTATTTTATTATCTGATGAATTTTTTTCTATAAAAAGCCGACACAACACTAAGGAGAACTAATATGTCATTACCCATTCAATATCGACCTGAAACCTTAAAAGAAGTATATGGATGTCAAGCAGCCGTCAAAGTATTAGAATCTATTCTGAAACGGAGTGCAGATGAAATTCCACACGCTTATCTGATTACAGGTCCATCAGGTTGTGGAAAAACAACACTTGCACGGATTCTTGCTTCTGAACTCGGAGCGTATGATAGCCATTCAAAAAGCAACATGAATTATGTGGAACTCAATTCCTCTGATTTCAGAGGAATAGACACCATACGATCCATCGCAGATAATATTCATCTTTCTCCTACAAAAGGAAAGTATCGAGTCTGGTTACTTGATGAAGCCCATCAGCTGACCAAGCAGGCCCAGGAGGCAATGCTTAAATATCTTGAAGATGCTCCTTCTCATGTTATCTTTATTCTCTGCACTACAAACCCTGAAAAGTTAACAATTACCTTAAAACGTAGATGCACACTCCTTGAAGTAAAACCGTGTTCCACTGATGAAATTATTATGCTGTTAAATGAAATATGTGAATCAGAAGGAGTAAAAGTTCCTTCTAATTTGATTGAACTGATTGAAGAAAAAGCACTAGGGTCTCCAGGCATTGCTTTACAGATGCTTGACAAAATCATCGACCTGTCTCCTAAAGATATGAAGCAAGCAATTACGGATTATCAATCAGAGGAAGAACAGGTATTTAAGTTATGTCAGCTACTCATCAAGAAAGCACCCTGGAAAGAAATTACTGCATTATTAAAACAATTAGAGAATCAGGATCCTGAAGGATTACGGCGCATGATACTGGGATACTGTAAGTCTGTGTTATTACGTGGACAGAATAATCGTGCGGCGTGCATCATCGAATGTTTTTGGGAACCTCTGTACGACATAGGGTTTCCAGGACTTGTCTTTTGCTGTTATCAAAGCATACAATAAAAAGTTTGTTCATTTTGTTAATCCGATAGTCTACCATAATATAATATAATGAATATACGAAAGAGAGGCTGAAATGAGCAAATTTGATTATCAGGCAGAGATTAATATTGACCCGACAAAACTTGATTTGGAATGGATTGACCAGCCCAACAAACGTATGCAGTTTTCCCAATTGTGTGCAGATGCTCAACAGTTAGTAAGAGAATTAAAAAACGATATGGATGTACTTGAAGCACAAATAATGCTTGAGGTATATCAAAATCCTGATAAGTTTAATTTACCTAAACTCACTGTCGATACTGCTAAAGCTGCTGTAGAACTTGATCCACGTGTACGAAAAATTAAGCAGGAATATCTTGAAGCACAAAATGACCATGAACTGCTTAAAGGTGCCTTAGATGCTATTGATGACAGGAAGAAAGCACTAGAGAACTTGGTGTCTCTCCTGATTGCTGATTATTTCAGTGGTCCTAAGACTCCAAGGGATATAGGGTCCGAATACGGACGATACAAAGCAGAACGGGAACAGATACAAAGCGATATTGCCTATAAATTAAGTAAAAGAAAGGAGCGTGATGAATCTAAACCGAAAAGAAGGAGAAGATGATGAGAGAGGTACTCATTGCTATTTTTTATATTCTTTTTATTATGGTCGTAATGTTTGGAATTATTCCAAATTGTATTAGATTATACGTACAAGCCATATTTGAAGGATACTACGAAGCACAATTAAAAAACCATTACAAAAGATTGCAAGAGGAGCAAAATCATTATGCCAAAGAAAAGCAGTAAATATTCATTCAAAGACAAAGTCAACCAGATGAATGAAGACCGTAAAAAAGCACAAGGTGGGTCTACAATATCATTACCTGACGGTATTTCATTCTTTGTCCCACCTCAACCTAAAAAAGGAACAACAACAAAGATTGCGATTGACATTATTCCTTTCCACATTGTAAAAACAATACATGAAAGGTATCAAAAGGATGATCTTCATTTTGTGTTCAAGTATTTTTATCATCGTGATATTGGAGCGCAAGAAACATCCCTTGTATGCCCTACAACATTCGGATTGCCTTGTCCCATTTGTGAAGAAGTGAAAAGATTGAATAAGGACTGGAATGCGAATAAAGAAATCATCAAGTCCATTAGAGCAAAAGAACGGGAATTATACAACGTTATTGACCTTGACAGTGAAGAGCATGCAATTCAGTTGTGGGATATTTCTCCGTTTAACTTCGGTGAATTGCTGACAAAAGAGACTGAGGAAAATCAGGATTTACAAGAATTCCCATCTCTTGATGAAGGACTCACACTAAAAGTGAGAATGGAAAAGAAGAGAATGGGTGATATTGAATATCTGCAAGCAGACCGCATTGATTTTGAAGAACGTGAACATGCGTATGATGATTCCATCCTTGATGAGTCTATTGACCCTGCGACTGTATTGAAACTGTTGTCCTATAAAGAAATTGAACGGTTATTTTTAGAACTCCCTCCTGAAGAAGGAGAGAGTGAAGAAGGAGATAATGAGAATGATGCAAGACGGGAATCGAGAAGAAAGAAGAATGACGTACAGGAAGATGAGGACGAGGTCGAGGACATACCGTGGAATCGGCGTCAAAAATCAGAACCCGAGGAAGAAGAGGACGAATTTGAGCCACCCAAGAGTCGTAAGACAAGACATATTGAAGAAGATGAGAGCGGAGACGATGACGAGGAAGAACAACCCTCAGTGGGACCTAAACGTCGAAAAGCACAACCAGCACCAGAAGAAAATGAAGATGATGAGCCGCTTGCTAAAGTACATAAAGATAAGGTGTCGAGTGGAAAAAAGAGACGGAAAGCAGACGAAGATGATTTTGAAGAATCTGAAGAATGCCCTGTTAAAGGAGGGCAATTTGGACAAGATTGCGATGAATATGATGAGTGTGATGAATGCCCAATCTGGGAAAACTGCCGAACAAAAAAGGATGAGATAGAAGAACAGGCAGCAAAAGATAAGCCATCCAAGCAGCGGAAACGCTGACCTTTCGTGCAGAGGGAGTGGAGTTTTACTGTGTTTCTCCACTCCCTGACTTTTTAGCATAATGAGGAGTTACATGAATGAAAAATTATTGACAATTAAAGAAGCAAGAGCATTCCTTAAAGAAACATTTAATTTAAGCATATCAAAACCCACCATGATTCGATTAGTTAAGGAATGGAAGATGGATAGATGGGTAGGTCATAAGATTGTGATTTCAGAAAAGTTACTACGGACGCATATTGCGGAGTGGATTAATGAAGAAACGGATAAAAGAAGCAACAGCATCAATCAAAAAAGGAACACCAAAAAAAGAAGAACAGATTAAACCATTCCGTTTTATTAAATCAGGATGCACAACATTTGATCTTGCATGTAGTGATAGCATACAAGGTGCATATATGATGGGACGTATGGTTAATTTGATTGGTGATTCATCATCAGGAAAAACATTATCATGTTTGACTTTGTTTGCGGAGGCTTCTCTTGATAAACGATTTGATAATTACAGGTTTATTTACGATGATGCGGAATATGCGAATACCTTTGATATTGAATATCTGTTTGGTAAAAAAGTAGCAGAACGTATTGAACCTGCAGGAGGATTTGATACAGATTCCAATCCTATCAATTCAAACACCATACAGGATTTCCATTGTAATATATTTGATGCTTGTGATGATGGGCGTCCTTTTATTTACGTGCTTGATTCCTTTGATTCTATTTCTTCCGATGAAGAACTTGAAAAAACGGAAGAATTGAGAGAAGCGAAACGCAAAGGAACAAAGGCAAAAGGTAGTTATGATATGACAAAACAGAAAGGAATTTCTAAGATTCTGCGGGAAATCACAAACAGAATCAGCAAAACAAATTCCATACTCATTATCATATCACAAACCCGAGATAACATTGATCCAATGAGTCCACAAAAATTAACACGTAGTGGAGGACGTGCATTAAAGTTTTACGCTACTCATGAGATATGGCTTACTGGGTTGCAGAAAATCAAAGTAAAAGACAGAATAATCGGAAGTTATGTTCGAGCAAAAATCACCAAAAACAAAGTTACAGGAAAATTAAGAGAAGCAACATTCCCAATCTATTATGATTATGGAATTGATGACCTCGAATCCTGTATTAATTTTCTTGTGACTGAGAAGTACTGGAGTAAGACAACGGCTGGTGGTATTATTGATGCTCATGATTTTGAGATAAAAGGCACTGTAAAAAAACTGATTGCTTATATTGAGGAGAATAACTTAGAACACAAGTTAAGGAAAATCGTTTCGGACTTATGGTGTGAAATTGAAAAAGAATTAAAATTGAACAGGAAGAGAAAATATGAATAAAAGAGGACATTTCTTTTACGGAGAATTATAATGCCCATCATGAAAGAAATTAAAGTATTCAATATTGGAAGAACTCAGGTTGATAAAGAGGAAGTAAGACGATGGTTAGATTATCTTAAAGTCAGCAATGAGTTTACTATTCCTGATGAAGAAATCATATCCAATCCTGCTTTATTGATTGCGTTAGCCGCTAAACGTTGTTACATGTCCTTTGAACCCGGACTCAATCCTAATGTGACAAAGGTACGAAAGATATGGACTGAATATCTTGATAATATTCTTGCATCAGGACATGGATCTGTCCTTGAACATAGTGTCTATAATTTCGCTATCGAAGGAGTTACAAGAGTATTTACAGGAGAAATGAACAGGCATCGTGCGGGTGTTGCTATCAGTGAAGGTAGTATGCGGTATATTCGTTTTGATAATATTGAATACTGGCTGCCTGATTCTTTGAAAAATGATGCAAGTGATACTCCTGATTTGTTTATTAAGAAAAAACGCTCTCAGGAAGTATTTGAACGGGCTTTCAAACAAGCAGAAGAAAACTATAAGGAACTCAATGAAATATGGGAAATCGATTCCATACAATCATTTGAAACAAAAAAGATTATTACATCAAGGAATCGACGTGTTGTTCCTATGGGAGTATCAACAGGTGGTGTATGGAGTATGAACCTGAGAGCAGTTAGACATATCCTTGCTCTACGTGCTAACCCGTATGCCGAGGAAGAAATATGTCACGTATTCACAACAATCGGAAAAATCATCGTAATGAAGGAGCCTGCTTTATTTGCTGATTTTGAATGTTTAATCGATAAATACTGGGTTCCGAGATATAAGAAGGTATAATATGACAAAGAAAATTCTCCATCAGGATTATTACAATCAAGGGTCCATTGAGGTGAAAGACTTTATCAGAGACTGGAACTTCAATTTTAATTTGGGTAATGCCATCAAATACATTTGTCGAGCAGGACATAAATTAGAATTTGCTGATGATACTAGAAAAGTTGAAATAGAAGATTTGAAAAAAGCAATCACGTACCTTCAATTTGAAATTGAATATCTGGAAAAACAAATTGAATATGAGGAAAATCCTGATTTAGCTGATTAAGTCCATTATGTATTAAATTAAAGGAGAATATCACATTATGATTTTAGCAAGTGGAGCTATTCGAGCGGAAATAAACATCGGGAACATTGTCATCAGACCTTATGATGACAATCAATTGAACCCAAACAGTTATGACTTGCGTTTAGGTAGTAAGATTCTTGTTCCCAAGAAATACCAGCGTGATGTAAAAGTCAAAACAGAATACATGGAATATATTATTCCTGATGAAGGATTCGTGCTTGAAGAGGGTGTTTTGTATCTTTCTGAAACCCTTGAATACACAGAGACACACGGATACTTAGTTCCATTCATCGAAGGAAAATCTTCTGTAGGAAGAAATGGAATTGCTGTGCATGTAACTGCAGGATTCGGTGACATTGGGTTTTGTGGGAACTGGACTCTTGAAATATACACAATAGGAGGATCTGTTCGAATATACAAAGGCATGAAGATATGTCAGATTACATGGGAACGTGTAGAAGGTCCTATTTCAAAAGTGTATGAAGGCAAATATCAAAACGCCCATGGAGTCATTGGGAGTAAACAATACGAGGAGTTTAGAAATGAATAAAAGAGTAAAAGCATGGATTGGGATTGACCCAGGGAAAAAAGGCGCCGCGGTATTACTTGCAGTAGAAAATGGTGAATATGTCATTGATGTATTTGAGTGGCCTAAAAGTGACCGTCCTGTAGAAGCATACGACAAACTTTCAGATTGGGATTTACAGTACAATATTGCAGGATGTTTTCTTGAAAAAGTATCCGCAATGCCAGGACAAGGTGTTACGTCAATGTTTTCATTCGGAATGAACTATGGAGCATGGATTACTTTGTTGCAAATCATAACCATTCCTTATGAATTGAAAACACCGCAGTCATGGCAAAAAGGAATCATAGTCAAAGAAGATGGAAAAGATAAATTGCGTGTACGGAACGCTTTGTATCGTGTGTTCTCTCCTGCTATTGTCAATGAATATACAAAAGGGTCAAAGGGCGGATACAAGGACGGTGTTGCGGATGCTCTGTTGATGGCATACGCTTGTATGAAAGGCAGCGTGAAATGAACAAAGCAGAACTCATGAAATCCTTATGGATTCATGTAACAAGCAGACTTCCACCACAAAGCGATGATGATGTGATTCTGTATATTCCAGAATATAAAACCATCACAGTCTGTAAAGGATGGATTGCTAGAGAAGATGCTATGCGGTTCATTGGAGATGATGGTAAAATTGATGAGAACGTATTTAAATATTTTGCTTGGGATAGAAGGTTTACACACTGGATGAAAATATACGGACCATGATTAAAAAACTCCATATACGTAATTTTCAAAGCCATAAGGACTCCCGTCTGATTTTTTCAGACGGGGTTAATGTCATCGTCGGAAATTCAGATTCAGGGAAGTCAGCAATACTGAGAGCCTTGAACTGGGTTATCACAAATAGACCTTCAGGAGATTCATACATCTCGAACTGGGGAGGGCCTACATACGTTATTGTTGAAACAGAAGAAGGCACCGTAATACGAGAAAGAGGAAAAAAGAATCGCTATATTATTGATGGAATTGTTGATAGTGCTATGGGACAATCTGTTCCAGAACCTGCATCTAAAATATTGAATATCAATTCCACAAATATGCAGAAACAATTCGATGCTCCATTTCTTTTGTCAATGACTCCCGGAGAAAGAGGACGATTTGTCAATGAATTGATTAACCTAGATATTATTGACAGAGGGACATCAAACGTTAAGAAACAAATCAGGGAAGTCGATTCCCAAATAAAACAATTTAATGAACAATTACAAAGCATTGAAAATCAACTTGAATCCTTTTCAGAATTGAATGACATTGAGGAAAAGGTTAAGAAATTAAAGATACTGCAAAAAGAATTTGAACACATTACAATAGAGGCGGATCAATTATACACAGCAATTAATGAAATCAAAAAATATGAAAGTTCTTTGCAAAAATTGTCATACGTGGACGCTATTGAACTCCGAGTGAGTAAGATATGTGATTCATGGGATAGGTGTCTAAAAATCAAACAGCACCGGGAAACCTTGGCTGGAATCGTGTCAAAAATAGACTGGGATAATGAGTGTATCGCTGAACGTCAAGAAATGCTTAACGAACTTGAAAAACAGTTCAAAAAACTGATGCCCAAAGTTTGCCCATTGTGCGGAAAGTAAAATTGGAGAAAAGACATGAAGATTTATTGTGTAGGTGATATACATTTACGTGAAGATACTCCCATTTGTAGAACGGATACTTTTTTTGAAACACAGTTAGAAAAACTTGTAGAAATAAATAGAATTGCAAATGAGAATTATGTGCTGTGTCCTGGAGATGTATTTCATAAGTGGAAAACATCTCCACGATTATTAAATGCTGCAATTAACTTTCTTCCTTATCATTTCATCACAACATACGGAAATCATGATTTGCCTGGACATAATATAGAACGTAAAAATGAATCAGGACTCGGTGTGCTTGCTTCTGCGTATCCTAATGATGGAAATTCTCCTATTAATGTATTATGTGAAAATAATTCTCTCCATATCCTACCTCATATTCGTATAGATTCATACCCTTTTGGATGTGACTTAAAAAACAGTCGAGAGTTTTATTTCATAAAAGAAGATACTTCCATTAAAATTAGAATTGCGTTAGTCCACAAGTTTATCTACATCAAAAAAGAAGACCATCATGTTCAAGATGGAGTAACAGATACTGAGTTGTTTGGAACATTAAAAGGATACGATTTAATTGTCATCGGAGACAATCACACTCCGGGAACATTCACGTATGGAAAATCAACTATCATTAACTCAGGGAGTCTCACAAGACAACGTGCCTCAGAAACACATGAACCACGTATCTACGAATGGGATACAGAAACACGCAAGACACGGAAGATAATATTAGACCACAACCCAAATGCAGTTGCAAGAGACCATCTTGAATTAAAGGAAAAGATAGACTCCCGCATTAATGCGTTTGTCAGTAAGTTATCAATGCAAATAGATTCAGGATTGTCATTTGAGGATAACTTAAAAGAGTTTTTTAAGAAGAATAAAACACCAAAAGAGTTACAGACATTGGTACTCAATATACTGGAGAATGAATCATGACAAACATCGGAACGAAGTTGATGAAATTGAAGGATAAAATTGACACCTTAAAAAAAGAAATCATTGAAATCACCGCATTAAGAGAAGACCGCATGAAAACACTGAAATCTGAATTTGGGTGTAAATCAGTTGAAGATGCGGAAAAGAAATTGAAAAAATTAGAAGAACAGGAAACGATATGGGAGAAGAATATTCAAAAAGCGTTAAAGGAAATTGAAGATGAATACGGAATATAGTCAGAAAATCAAATACTTAGAAAAATATGTCATTGAACAGAAAGCAAAAAAAGAACAATTATTAGAACTGAGAAAAGCAACTAGACTAGGATTACGGGAATTGAAAGTAAAACGCAAGCAACTGGAACAAGCACAAGTGATTATCCAGTTAGTCGCAAAGAAAACCCAAGAGCAAATACAAGTCCATATCTCGGATATTGTGACATTAGCCATGTCTATCTTTCAGGATCCCTATGATGTAAAGGTAGAGTTTGTTGAGAGACGCGGAAAAACAGAACTCGATATTTGTTTTGCACGTGATGGAAAAGAGATTGATCCGTTATCTGCATCAGGGGGAGGAGTTGTTGATGTTGCTGCATTTGCTCTGCAAGTTGCTAGTTGGTGTATTCAGGCTAAGAAATCAAGAAACGTATTGATTCTTGATGAGCCTTTGAAGTGGTTGAAAGGAGATGAGCTTCCTCAGAAAGGAGCAGAGATGATAAAAGAAATCAGTAAACGAATCGGATTACAGATTATCATGGTGTCTCATAGTCCTGAACTGATTGATAGTGCTGATAGAGTATTTGAAGTAAAAAAGAAAAAAGGAGTCAGTCATGTTTTACAAGTTACATGAGGATGATGTAAAAGTCGGGTTCTTCATTGTATTACTTATTTTATTATTTCTTGCTTTGTTCTGTGATATATATTTGAAGGTTTCATTTGTTCAAAAACATATTGAACAAATAGAAGCCGTTCCTACACCCACTCCTACTGTTCTGTATGAAGAATTTTACGGATTATGAAAAAATGTCCCTCAGTAATTGCCCAATACTGAGGGACTACACCTTAGATGAAAGGGGAAGTAGATTATGATTGCTTTGTCATTGACGAAACGCCTTTTAATGCTTTATGAGCAAGACCCGTCCCACCAAAGAACCCTCCCACCCATTCTGCTGTTAATGCGATATTTTGAAGAACTGGGATAAGGTTTTCAGGAATATAGAGATTCCAGAATCCCAACAGTACTTCATTGATGACTAACGCAAGAAATAAAAATATTCCTGCAATGGTTGTTTTGTTTCCATTTAATGTCTGCCATACTGATTGTAACATGATTTACATCCTTTCTTTGTATCTACCCTTTCCATCTAACGGGTCCATCATCACGAGTATCAAGATGTACGAAGGTGTGATAAAGTCCTATCCCTCCTTTCTTAAATATCGGGATAACTGAAGCGACTTGAGCAATCTGGCGAGGGCTGACACCCTGTATATGAATGTCAGCCGCCTTACATTTAACATGTTGTGAAGTGTCCTTGCTGTGTCTTGTGCGATTATAAGATAGACATCGACAACCTGAATTGACATGCACAGGCTTGTTAAAGTAATCTCGAATCTGCTGTAATCCTTTTACCAACTCGATGTCAATCGTATCAAGACCACATCCACAAGCACATTCAAATTCCCATCTCGAAAAGTTTTTCGTTATATCACCCACGAAAACAACTCCATCATAAAGAATTAATACATAACTTAATCATATACTCTATTTAACCAGCCTTCCAGAAAACGTCCAAATTTATTGGGATTACTTTTTGCCAAATAATCATAAAAACCATGAGCCCGGCACTGGAAGCATAACAGGAGTTCTCTAGGATTAACTGTATTAATAACAGAAATGGTTTTAGGTCCTACTATCCCATCTACCTTTAATTGGTTTTTCCTTCCTGTTAAACCTATAGTGGACTCCTGAAGAAGAAGATGACATCTTTTAGATCCCATATTAACAGCAAAATCCATTACTTTACAAGCTATATGAACGTCTTCTATTCTATCATAATCATTTCTAGCCCACCATTGGTTATAATAAAGTTCTACAGCTAATTCTTCTGTCATGCCTTTTATGTCTTTTGGATCAATAAACCCGTCTTGGTTTATATCTCCATCCAGCCAACCGTCCCCATCCCAATCTTTGTCTAATGTCTTTAGAAATCTAAGAGAAATTCCATAGTTTGTCTCTCCCGCATGATCTACAGTAAAACCTCCTTCATGTTTTAACACATCTTCCATAGCCAACTTAAAAAATATAGAATACTTGTCATTCCATTTCATAATCTTATCCTTTTACCAATTTAAGATAAGCTAGAATTATTCCAGCAATAGCCACTATAAGTTTCCATGAATAATCTACAAATTTTTGAATAGCGGTTCTGTTGGAGGAGATAACCTCCAACGTTAGAACTCTATTTGATAATTCCTGATGCTCTTTTTTTATTTCATTTTTAATCTCTGTAATAGCATCGGTGATTTTTTTGAATTCATTTTCCCGATGAATTCCTAATT